AGTGCGCCGCTCTCAGCCAAATGAACAGCCAGAACGGGAAGTAATGTCCAACGAAGCGACAATCCTCCGCATCAGGGCCCAGGTTGAGAACCTGGAGGGATTGAATCGCGCACGATCTGCCGTAAGAAATTTTGCTACTGAATCCAAGGCTGCCAGCAATGATCTGGGCAAGTTGCGTGGAATGTTTAAGGAGCTAGGTGCTGAGTCACTTCGTTCTGTCAATAACCTTAAGAACTATCGCGCTGGCCTAGACGCCTTGCGTCAGTCTGCTGAGATTGGCAGTACCACATTTAATGAGCTGACGCTTGAGATCAAGCAGCTTGATGGTGAGCTTGGGGCACTGCAAGGCAAGCAGAACGCTGTAACGCAGGGATTCAACCGGATCACCCGTGCAACCAATGCTGCTGCTGCTGCACAACGCAGCTACAACGGTTTGATCCGCAACCCATTGACTGGGGCATACTCGATGCCGTCAGTTGAAGTCCCAATGGGTGGAAGGTTGTTGCCACCTGCACAAGGGTTTGATTTTTCTGCACAAGACGCACGCATCCAAGCACAAGTTGCTGGTGCATCTGCTCAATCTGCTAGGGAAGCACGCCGGGCACAGAAGATGCAGGGCTTGGCTGAATACGCTGACACCACGATTGGGGGCAGAGACCCGCGCACAGGCGCAATGATTGCCGGTGGCTACGGACCGTTTATGGGGGTTGGGACTCAATACGCACAACCCATTGGTCCACAACCTGCTGGTAAAGCAGCACCAGGGCGTTACGGTGGCCGAGCAGGCGTTGCCCGTGGTCTTGGTGCCGCCGCTGCTGGAGGCATCTTTGGCGGCCCTGAGGGCGCCTTAGGTGGCATCGCAGGCTTTGCTCTTGGCGGCCCTGTTGGTGCGCAAGTGGGCGCCACTGTCGGCGCTACTGTTGGCATTGTGCGGCAAGCTATTGGTGCAACCGCCACCTATGCGGCTGAGCTTGAAAAGCAACGCACAGCATTGCGTCAAGTTATTGGTTCTCAAGATGGTTACAATCAATCATTAAAATTTGTTAGTCAAACAAGCAAAGAACTTGCAATCCCGCAGGACATAGTTCTTAAAAACTTTACACGTTTGTCTGCTTCTGTAATTGGAGCTGGTGGCAATGTAAAGGATGCAGAGCAAGCATTTAAAGGAATTTCTGCTGGTATTCTTGGCACTGGTGGAAGCCTTGAAAATCTTGATGCGGCATTGCTTGCAACATCGCAAGTATTCAGCAAAGGCAAGGTAAGCGCTGAAGAATTGCGCGGTCAAATTGGTGAACGCTTGCCCGGTGCGTTTACCTTGTTTGCAGAGTCAATGAAAAAGACTCCGCAAGAATTGGATAAAATGCTGCAAGAAGGGAAAGTCTCCCTTACCGATTTTCAAACATTTACTAAGGCTTTGTTTGACCGCTATGGAGAAGCCGCAAAAATTATTGCAAGCAGCCCAGAAAACGCAGGCAATCGCCTTAAGACAACACTTGCAAGTTTGTCGGAAAGTGTTGGTACATTGCTAAAGCCAATTGGCGCTGCATTTCAAAATACATTTTCGTTTGTCGCTGAAATTATTGATGCAGCTATCCGCAAATTAAACGCATTTTTAAAACTGGATCCTACTGGCAGGAAAGCTTCGCTTAAAGCTCAAATTGCAGCAGATGAGAAATTGTTGGCTGGGTACAAGCAAGGCCAAGCAGGCATGTCTGATGCACAAAAAGCTAACTTTGCCAAAAGCATGAATGCTCCACTGGAGGCGAGGCTTTTGGCTAACAGGACAATGCTCACAGCATTGGGCACGCCATTTCGTGAGCCTGGTAAAGGATTGGGGTTGAGCGGTGGTGGAGATGGCAGCTCTGCCAAGGCAGACAAAGCAGCCGCCGCTGCTGCCAAGCGTGAAAAGACACGGCAAGAGCGGATTGTTGATCAGCAAAAAGCATTTGTAATTGATCTTCGCAAGCTGCAAGAATACATTGTTGACATTCAAAACAAAGGTGCCATTGCGGTTGCCAAACCGCTAGACGCAATTTATTTACAATACGTTGCAAATACTGACAAAATTGCAAAAGACCGTGCTCGTCTTACGGACGTGTTGCAAAAACGGATTGATGCCATGACCAAGCTTGGCGCAGAGGTCGATCCCCAGAAAGCAAAAGAATTTAGGCAAGCGCAAGATCAAGTCCAAGCTGAAACCATGAAGCTTGCACAGGGTGAATTTGGCACGGCAGTTTTTGAGCAGATGTCTGAAGTGGCGGCCGGTTTTGATGAAGCTGCCAAAAGCGCACAGAATTATGCAACTGCTTTGCGTGATTCAACAAATGCTGGCGCTGGATTCCGCGAAGGTGCCAATTCTTATGTAGATAGCCTTGGCACGCTTCGGCAAGCCACGAGTGATTTGGCGCAACAAGGTTTCCAGTCACTTGGAGATTCAATTACTAACCTTGCAATTAATGGCACTGCCAACTTCCGTGAATTTGCGGCTGGCATTCTTAAAGCAACCGCACAAATGATTATTCAGCAATTTGTGCTTAAAGCAATTATGCAGGCGATTGGTTTTGTTGGAAGCAGTGCTGCTTCCGGTGTGCCTGCCATAAGTGGTGATTTTTATAAATCAATACCAATTGGCAATTTTACTCCTAGCGCCAATGGCAACATATTTAACCAAAACGGAATTCAAAAATTTGCCATGGGTGGCGTGGTCAACCGGCCAACCATCTTCCCGTTTGCAAACGGCACCGGCTTGATGGGTGAAGCTGGTCCAGAGGCCATCATGCCGCTACAGCGTGCCGCTAATGGCAAGCTGGGCGTGATCGCGTCAGGCGGCGGCACCACCAACGTGGTTGTCAACGTAGACGCAGGTGGCACTAGCGTTGAAAGCGACCAAGCCCAGGCTAAACAACTTGGTGTTGTCATTTCCGCTGCAGTTCAGGCAGAATTGGTGAAACAACAACGCCCTGGTGGCCTTCTAGCCAACACCCGACGCTAATGGCTACCTTTGACGATGCAACCGTAGGAGTCGCCGCAGGGCAGACCACACCTGACTTTGGAGCCCAACGCAAAAGCGAACCTAAGGCGCGACGCACTATTTTTGGCGATGGTTATGAACAACGCATTGCGTTTGGCTTAAATCAAAGCCCCAAAATTTGGGATTTGACTTGGAGTGCCAAAAGCAATTCAGTTTCAGCAGCAATCGAAGCATTTTTTGAAGCTCGTGGCGCAGTGCAATCATTTAATTGGACACCACTTACCGAAGGAACATCGTACAAATTTGTAGTTGAATCATGGAAGCGTCAATTTGAACATGCAGATATTTGTACAATTACAGCTACGTTTCGGCAAGTCTTTGAACCCTAATGGCAATTCCTGTAGCAGAACTGCAATCAATAGCACCCAGCGCACTCATTGAATTGTTTGAGCTGGAACTAAATGCCAGGATGCACGGCGTCAATGACATCTACAGATTCCACGCTGGCACCAACGTAACTGGAGATAACGGCAATGTGATTTGGGCTGGGAACACATACCAAGCAATGCCTTTGGAGGCCGAGGGTTTTGAGTATTCCGGGAATGGTCAGCTCCCCAGACCCAAAATCCGGGTGTCCAATATCATGGGCACCATCACAGCGCTGATCCTGTCACTGCCCAGCGGGCTGGAAGGCGCCAAGGTTACCCGCATTCGGACGCTAGCCAGATACATCGACGGAAATAATTTTCCTTCGATTGATTATCTACTTACTGAAGACAACTCTGTTCTTCTGTACGAAGACGACACATTTATCTATCAAGAAGGCGAAAACCCGTACGCGACACCAGATCCCACTGCGGAATTCCCCCGAGAAATTTACTACGTTGATCGTAAATCCGCCGAAAACCGCGAAGTTGTTGAATTTGAACTTGCCGCAAGTTTTGACCTGGTAGGTGTTCGCGCACCCAAACGCCAGTGCCTATCAAACATCTGTCAGTGGGTTTACCGCTCCACTGAATGCAGCTACAACAAGGCAGGGTATTACGACGTAAACAACAACCCGGTTGGGTCGCTGGAGTTGGATGTATGTGGCAAGCGTCTTGATAGTTGCCAGACAAGATTTAGCGTGTACACCCGCACTGGTACGGTCGCCATTGGCAGCAGCACTCTCACCATGGCAAGTACGACGTCGATTTTGCCTGGTGATCTAGTGCGTGGCTGGGGCCTGCCAGTTGGCACTACGGTAAGCAGCGTAAGCAGCTCCACCACGCTGGTGCTGTCCGCCAATGCCACAGCCTCCAGTAGCGCAGCAACAGCAGCAACCCCATCGGCTACGGCTGCAACGTTGACCGTGACCGATCCCACTGGAGTAGGTGTAGGCATGACCGTTGCAGGCACCTACATGAATGGTGCCACAATCACGGGAATTGCAGGCTACACGCTGACCCTGAGCCAGCGGCCTTACAGTTTTAGCCGCTCTGGGACGTATGAGGTGATCCCTGGTTATTTCTACTTAAACCCTCCCGATGTAGTGAAACTCACGAATACAACGGGCATCGTGGTTGGGATGCGCGTCTTCGGGTCGCTTGGCATCAACACCACTGTCGCCGCTGTCTCTGCTGGTGTCAGCATCACGCTGACGACTGCACCGCCAACGCCAGAAGATGGGGCCCTGGTGACGCTGAACTTCATGCCGGCATCGCCAGCCTTGGGAACCTACACGTTCTCAGCAAACACCGACTATGCCTTTAGGGAGCCGGATGCAGAGCTGCCCTTTGGCAGTTTCCCTGGCGTGGGTAGTTACAGCTCATGACCTGGCGCGATGCTGCACTAGAACATGCGCAAGCGGAAGATCCACGGGAATCTTGCGGCGTGATCGTGGTGATCAAAGGCCGTGAACGTTACTGGCCTTGCAAAAACTTGGCAAGCAGTCCCACGGAAATGTTTGTGCTTGACCCTGAAGATTACGCTACTGCTGAGGATGCTGGCGAGATCACGGCCATCGTGCATAGCCATCCGGTAACGATGCCCTTGGCCAGCGGTGCAGACAAGGTGGCAGCAGAGGCAAGCGAATTGCCATGGCACATCGTCAACCCCAAGACCCAAGCATGGGGCACCTACACACCCTGCGGGTACAAGGCCCCGCTGATTGGCCGTGAATGGGTGTGGGCTGTACAGGATTGCTGGACATTGGCGCGGGACTGGTACGCAGAACAAGGCATCATCCTGCGCGACTGGGAACGTCCCCGCAATCCAGATGCTTTTTTGGCAGCACCAATGTTTGACGGTTGCTGGCGGGCAACTGGTTTCCGCGAACTTCAAGAAAACGAAGAATTAGAACTTGGCGATCTGCTGCTGATGTCAATCAGCGCACCCGGCCTGAACCACTGCGGGGTCTACCTAGGCGAGCAGCTGGTTTTGCATCACTTGGAACATCGGCTGTCATCACGTGATTTATATGGCGGCTGGCTACTAAAATGCACAGGAAGGAGGTTGCGTCATGCTGCGTAAGATCAAGCTGTACGGCAAGCTGGCCAAGTTTATCGGCAAGCGCGTACTCCACGCGGACGTAGCAACAGCAGCCGAGGCGGTGCGGATGTTGGTGGCCAACTGGCCGGAAGTGGAAAAACATATGGCCGACCAGCACTACCGCGTGACGGTTGGCACCTACGATCTTGACCTAAACGAGATTCACGATCCAGCCGGTCAGCAGGACATCAAGATTGTACCCGTGGTTGCGGGAGCTGGTGCGGTAGGAAGAATTATTATTGGTGCATTGCTTGTGGTTGCTGCAATTGCAATACCAGGTCTTGGCTTGGGTTTGGCAGGTTCTGTTGTTACTGCTGTTGGTTTGTTTGGTGGTAGTTTAATTCTTGGAGGAGTTGCTCAGTTGCTTAGTCCCGTGCCAAAATTGCCAACAGGATTGGATAGCGATCAGGATCCACGTAAAAGCTATTCCTTCTCAGGCATTCAAAACACAAGCCGCCAGGGCACACCATGTCCCATTGTCTATGGCGAGACATTAGTAGGATCAGTGGTAGTCAGCGCTGGTATTGATACTGTGCAGGTGACAGCGTGAGCACTTTAATTGCTGGCGCTGGTGGTGGCGGCGGAAAAGGTGGCGGCAAAGCCTACAACCCAACCACAGCACGGGATGGCCTTGATTCGGGTCAGTACGCCAAGGTCATTGACCTGATCAGCGAAGGCGAAATCGAAGGTTTGAAAGACGGCCACAAGTCCATTTACATCAACAACACACCGCTACAAAACGCAGACGGAACCTACAATTTCCAAAACGTTTCGGTTTACACCACCAACGGCACGCAAAACCAAGCCGCCATCCCCATTAGCGATGAAATCAACAGCGAGATAGGAGTTCAAACACCAGTACTCACTGGTCTGCCTGTTGTCAAATCAATAACTAGGGCAAATGTAGACGCGGCGCGCATTACAATTTCAATCCCCCAATTGCAATCAATTAGCGACAAGGGCGACATCAACGGAACAAGCGTTCAATTGCAAATCGCCCTGCAATATGCTGGCGGTGGATTTACAACCGTTGTTGACGACACCATTTCTGGACGGACAGGTGACTTGTACCAGAAAGACTACATCGTTAATTTTACTGGATCAAGACCAGTTGATATTCGCGTAACTCGCATAACACCTGATAGCGCAGACCCTAGGCTAACAAACGCTTTTAGCTGGGCTTCATACACCGAGATCACCTACGCAAAACTACGCTATCCCAACAGCGCACTGGTTGGTCTACGAATAGACGCTGAGCAATTTAATAGCATTCCATCCCGCAGCTACCTGGTTCGAGGCATCAAAGTACGCATTCCCAGTAATGCAACCGTTGACCCCATCAATGGTCGCTTAATTTATGCAGGAATGTGGGATGGCACGTTTGCTGCTGCCGCTTGGACAACGGACCCATGTTTTATACTTTATGATTTACTAACGTCAACACGCTACGGATTCGGTGATTACATCCAAAATGCAACGCTAGATAAATGGGCATTTTATTCCGCGTCTCAATACTCCAGTGCGCTTGTTGACTCGGGGCGTCGAGCAGAAAACGGTTCCGTTATCTACGAGCCACGCTTCTCGTGTAATGTCAACATCCAAACCCAAGAGGAAGCGTTCAAGTTAATCAATGATCTTGTTTCAGTATTTCGCGCTCAGGCGTACTGGAGCGCAGGCTCGCTAACGATCAGCCAAGACAAGCCATCTGATGCTGCTTATTTGTTTACGCTGGCCAATGTAATTGAAGGTGGTTTTACCTATCAAAACAGCAGCAAAAAAACCCGAGCTACGGTTGCGGTGGTGTCGTACCTGGACCTTGGATACTACGATCCTGTCCAGGCAAAATGGATTGATGGTTCCAGGGAAATTGCCTACGAAGCGGTAGAAGATGCACCAGCTATTGCCAAATATGGCGTACTGACGACACAAGTTTCAGCTTTTGCCTGCACCTCTCGCGGTCAAGCCAACAGAATTGGCAAGTGGTTGTTGTTCGCCGAGAATTATGAATCTGAAACCGTTGCGTTTGTCACATCTCTTGACGCCGGTGTCATTGTCCGCCCTGGTCAGGTCATCGAGATTGCCGATCCCATGCGCGCTGGATCCCGGCGCGGTGGACGCATCAGATCTGCAACGACAACAATCATCACAGTTGACGACGCCACATTCCTGACTACAGCCAACTCGCCAACACTGTCCGTCATTTTGAGTGATGGATCTATTCAAACACGAGCGGTTACAAACATCGCTGGCAACGCCATCACGGTTGGCACTGCATTTAGCTCTGCACCACTTACCAATAGCATCTGGGTTTTTGAGTCCACCGATCTACAGACCAGCACCTGGCGCGTACTTGGTGTAGCAGAACAGGAGCAAAGCCAGTATGCCATTACGGCAATTGCCTACAACGCCACCAAATACGCCAACATCGAAGATGGCACACCGCTTCAATTTAGGGACACTACCAACCTCAACGAAATACCCGACGCCCCCACAGACCTATCGTTCAATGAAGTTCTATACACGAATCAAGCTGAGGTACGCTCAAAAATTATTGTCACCTGGAAGCCCGTCGTTGGTGTCAATCAGTACGAAGTTCGCTGGCGCAAAGATTTAGACAACTGGACGATAAGCAAGCAACCATCTCTTGACTTTGAACTTCTTAACATAACGCCGGGTCTGTTTGATTTTAAGATTTACAGTCTTAATGCAGGCGGCAAACCGTCAACAACAGCACTCACGGGATCTATTGCCGCACTAGGCAAGACCGCGCCGCCCAGCGATGTCACAACATTCAGCGCCACCCTAGATCCTGATGTTGGGGTCACACTGAACTGGGAGGCGATTACAGATCTTGACCTTCAAGGTTACGAAATATGGCAAGGCGAGTCATGGGATAACGGCATCAAGCTTGGTCTATTTGCTGCTACCAGCAAAAAACTTGGATTGGTTGCACCTGGAACAACAACTTGGTGGATCAAAGCGCTCGACACCAGTGGCGTTTACAGCGAAACAGCAATTAGTGCATCCCTCACAATTGTTGGCGCACCAGCACCGTCCGTTAACGGGCAGTTTGCCGGAGAGAATTTTACTCTGTCTTGGGATGCTGTAACCGGTGATCTAGCAACTGCTGTTTATGACATACGTTACGGAGCAACTTCCGACACTTACGCAACAGCAACACTTTTGGGCACCGTTAAAGCAACCACGTTTACCACCAAATGGGATCCCAGTGGAGCACCGTTCGCTGGTACACGTAGGTTTTTTGTTGCAGCAGTTGATCTTAATGGAACATACGGCACTAGCAATTATGTTGACGCCGTTGTTATCCCACCAGGCCAACCGACCATTGGCCAACAAGTTATTGATAACAATGTATTGCTGCAATGGAACGACTGCACCCAGACATTGCCAATCAGTGTTTACGAACTGCGTAAGGGTGCAACCTGGGCAGGCGCCACGGTAATCGGTACTAAGCAAGGCAAGTTTACAACCGTGTTTGAAACCGCATCAGGCACCTACACCTACTGGTTGGCAGGCATTGATTCTGCTGGCAATTACGGAACACCAGGCAGCATCTCCGCCCAAGTCAACCAACCGCCTGATTACATACTCAAACTGGATCAGAACAGTACCTTCAACGGCACCAAAACAAATCTTGCAGCCGAAAATGGCAAATTATATGCCACCGTCAATACCACCGAAACGTGGCAATCGCACTTCACCAGTCGTAGCTGGACCACACCACAAGATCAAATCACAGCAGGCTATGCCTACTACGCAATGCCGACCGAAACAACAGGACAGTACACAGAAACCATTGACTATGGCGCAGTGCTAGCGGGCACTAGGGTCAGCACCACACTGACATCAAGCAACATTGTTGGTTCCGTCGCAGTCACTCCGGCAATCAGCGTTAAGAAATTTGTTGGCGATGCCTGGACTGTTTACGCAGGTGTTAGCTCAGTGTTTGTTACAGACTTTCAATTTGTCCGCATTCAATATGATTTTGTAAGCACGGGCAACAACGACATTTTGGAGATTACCAACATCAACACCAAGTTGGACGCCAAGCTGCGTACCGACTCGGGCAGTGGTACGGCCAACTCCGGCGATAGTGGCGGCACGACCGTGACCTTCAACATCCCATTTATCGACGTTGACAGCATCAGCGTGACAGCCGCTGGCACCAGTGCGCCCGTCATTGCAATCTATGATTTTGTTGACGTACCCAATCCGACCACGTTCAAAGTGCTTCTCTACAACACAGCAGGTAGTAGAGTAAGCGGAGGATTTAGCTGGAGCGCACGAGGCGTTTAAATGGCTGACTGGTCCCTGCCAACGCTTAGCAGCACCTACACCAATTTTTTGGCTGAGGTCAAAAGCCGCGACACCGATTTGGCGTTGCAGTTTGACGGGACCACCAGCACCAACATCCCAACGGGTGCAATTCGCTGGACCAGTGCATCTAACACATGGCAAAAGTGGACGGGCAGCGCCTGGGGCGCACTGTCAAGCACGTTTGCGTTCCCGGCCATTTCAGTCACCGGCACCGCCGCCGCTCAATACTTCTCCGTCAATGCCACAGGTACGGCTGGCAGTGTCGCCAATGGGATCTTTTCGCCAGCAAGCAACACGCTGGGGTTGACGACCAACTCAACATCACGGATCCACATCGGCAGCTCGGGTGATGTGGGAATTGGGACCACGTCTCCTGGGTATCGGCTCGACGTTCAAGGCGGCAATGCAAGGGTGTTTGCTGGCGGCGCTGGCACATCACTTGAGGTGGGCGTTGGAGCAAGCGGCAACCAATACGCCAACCTTGACTTGGTTGGTGATACAACCTACACGGACTATGGTTTACGACTGATTCGAGATAACGGTGGGGCCAATAGCACTGCCAGCATCAGGCATCGCGGCACCGGTGCTTTTGTAATTGCGGCTGAAGAGGCAGCGCGAATCACGTTTGCAACCAGCAACCTCGACCGGGTGACGGTCGGAGCAGACGGCAATGTGGGCCTTGGTACGACCACCCCAGGTACAAGTCTGGACGTCCGCTTTCCCGCCGCAAGTGCAACAGCTGGCAACATACGCATTGCTCCATCCACAGCAGGGCAAGCCCGCTATCACCTCTATAACGGTGGAGCAACTGCCGAATGGTTGCTTGGTCAAAAAACAAGCACTGACCATGCTTTCAAACTATCTAAATCTGTCGCTGGAACCGAAGTTGATTACATTACTGTTGACACTATAGGCCGCGTAGGCATTAGCACCATTACTCCCGGCTATCAACTTGACGTTCAAGGAGGTAGCGCACGAATTCTTAATCAAGGTGGTAGCTCCACCATTGAATTAGGCCAAGGGACAACAACCAGCCAATACGCCTTTGTCGATTTAGTTGGTGACACAACCTATACAGATTATGGGTTGAGAGTGATGCGGGGCAATTCGGGTGCCAACACATCGTCGTTCGTAACTCACCGTGGCACGGGTGATTTATTGTTGCAAACAGAAGATGCCGCCGCAATCTCTCTCCGCACTACGAATACTGAGCGGTTCAGAATCGGGAGTGCAGGTCAACTGGGTATTGGTGGTGCGAACTACGGCACAACAGGACAGGTCCTGGTCAGTCAAGGGGCCAGCGCGTTACCAGCCTGGGGAACTCCAGCAGCACTATCCACAGCATCGGGATCTGCTCCCTCGTATTCAGCTCGTGCGTGGGTAAACTTTGATGGCACGGGTACGGTTGCGATCCGGGCGAGTGGCAACGTGAGCAGCATTACGGATAATGGCACTGGAAACTATACGGTGAACTTCACGACGGCGTTGGCGGATGCTAATTATGCAACCTTTGTCAATGTGTTTCCTGAAACAGCTGGAGTAGCCGCCTTCGGCTCAGGATCACTGAGGGGCACAACAACAAAAACAACTACTGCAATAACATTTGGCACCGTTAATTATACAGATTCCGCATTTACTGATTTCCAAGAGATTGATGTCGCCATCTTCCGGTAACCCATCATGACAACCACAACCATGACCACCTCACGCATCATTTTTCAAAACGAGTCTGGCGGCGTCAGCGTCATCATTCCCACAAGTGAACTTCCCATCGAGGACGTCGCCCGGAAGGATGTACCGGCAGGCATCCCCTACCTGCTCATTGATGCTGCGGACATCCCAGCGGATCGGACATTCCGTGGCGCCTGGGAAGCTGACTTCAGCACCCCCGACGGTTACGGCCTTGGTGCCGATGCCTATTTCGCCACCCTAGAGGCCGACCAATGATCACCATCAACATGGACAAGGCCAAGACCATCGGCCATCAACTGCGCCGCGCTCAACGGGAGGCTGAATTTGCACCGCTTGACGCGATCATCAGCAAGCAGATTCCCGGCGCTGATCACACAGCCGCCGAGACATCCCGCCAAGCCATCCGCGACAAGTACGCACTGGTGCAAGACGCCATCGATGATGCCGACAATGCGGATGAAATCAAGGTAGCTCTTGACATCCAGAGCTAGACTTTCACTACGCAAGAACTCTTATGGCTAACCGCAGAATTACGGACCTGACGGCGCTGACAGCACCAGCCACTGGTGACGTGCTGCCGATTGTTGATATTAGTGAGGCCGCAGCAGCCGATAAAAACAAAAAGATCACCTACGGCGAATTGCTTGCCAGCGCACCGGCTGGTTCGGCCGCCGCACCAAGTTTCAGCTTTGACGGCGACCCGAACACCGGCATCTTCAACCCAGCAGCAGACACGCTGGCATTTGCTGAAGGTGGCGTTGAAGCCATGCGCATCGACTCCAGCGGCAGGTTAGGGATTGGCACTACTGGGCCTAACTACACACTTGATATATCTGCTCCTCAGGGCAATATCAATGTAACCTCCTCAACTGGTACAAATAATGCTTTTTTAAGGGTAAACAATACTGGTGGAACCGGCTACATAGGGCTTGACAGTAGCGCTGGTGGATTGGGTGCGCCATATTCTTTTAACATTTGGCATAGCGGTAATTACCCTATTGTTTTTGCTACTAACAATACCGAACGCGCCCGCATCGACTCCAGCGGCAGGCTCTTAGTTGGCACGTCTTCTACGTCTGAAGTTGCCCGTGCTGTTTTTACTGGTAATTCTGCGGCGCCAACAGGCAATTCTTATATTCTGCTAGCGCGTGGTAGCAATACTGGAATTACAAGCGACAACCTGGGAAACATCGGGTTTTCTGATTCAGGTCATGTTGCTGCTGCCTACATTGGCGCTTTTGCGGATGGAGGAACGTGGACTTCTGGCAGTAGTCAACCATCACGCCTAGTGTTCTCCACTACTGCCGACGGCGCGGCTAGTCCTACGGAGAGGCTGCGTATTACCAGCGCAGGTGTGCTCCAGGTGGCCGATGCTGGCAACATCACCGTTGGCACCACCACTGGCACCAAAATCGGCACAGCTACCACGCAAAAACTGGGCTTCTATAACTCCACTCCTGTGGTGCAACCCGCTGCTGTAGCTAATGCCACTACTGCCGTTGACGTAATTACGCAGTTAAATGACTTATTGGCAAAACTGCGGACCCTTGGCATTATTGCCACCTAAGCCCATTAACCCTACTCTCTTCTATGTCTGAACTTATTGCTATTTTGATTACAGGATTTATTGGCATTAGTGTTTCCAGTGCCCTTATGTTCCTGCTCAAGATTAAACCTACAAAAGAAGATCCAGCGGACGCCTGGATTGAAGGTTACATTATTAAATCTGAGGGCTATCCGTTTGGTCATGAATGACACCAAAGTACAATTTCTGTCTTTTGTTGATTGGTGCATTGAGGACGATCCTTCACTGGTCGCACCGGCAGACAAAGATCAACTCAATCGGCTTGCCAAGATCCTTGGCATTGTATGTCTAGGAATTGAACAGTACTCAGAAGTTTTTAGCCAGCTTGATTAGTCACCTTTACTACCCGGCGGGCAACCGGCCTATACAACTGGTTGCAAACCAACTACACTTCCACAAAACACTTCAATCCATGGCTACCGCTGCACCCGTGACCGTCACCACCTGGGCAATTGCCAACCTCGAACGCGAAACTGCTGACGGTTTTGTGTTCACCGCCCACTACACCGTCAACGCCAAAGACGACACCTACTCCGCCGGAGCCTATGGATCTCTTGGCTTTGAGCGTCCCGACAACCTGATCCCCTTCGCCGATCTCACCGAGGACGAAGTGGTGTCATGGGTCAAGGAAGCACTTGGCGCTGACAAGGTTACTGAAGTAGAAGCCGCCTTGCAGAACCAGCTCAACCAGCAACGCAATCCAACCCAAGCTGCTGGCGTCCCCTGGTAAGCCATGGCAGTACGCGCAAAGGCTGGTGCCTCCCACATCACCCACCAGCCGGGTGCTCCAAAGCTGACCAACCAAGGCCAAGGCAAACGCTCACGTCCTAACCACGGACGTAAGAAGCGCCGTGGTCAAGGCAAAGGCTAGAATTATTCCAAAGCGTTTAACACCATGCCATCCGCAGACGAAAGGCTTCAGTCAAAGCAATACGTGACACTGGACACGTTGACTGCGACTGGCGTAACTGAGAACGGTTTGAGCTACGGCGCGCAAGCAATTACCTATCAAGTCACAGTTGCCACCATTGGCACCAGCGTTGTGATCAGATTTGAAGGCAGCCTCGACGGCGTTGATTATTTTAACCTTAACCAAGACAATGCTGACTATACAATTCTGACCAATGGGACAACTGGTTATTGCTTAAGCGGTTGCCCAGTCAACTATGCCCGCTTGCGATTGGTCACCATTAACGGTGGTAGCCCATCTGTTGCCACCATTATCGGCGCAGGCTGATGGCTGCAAACCTACGCACTAGCCTTAAGCGCTCATTGCGGCCAAGTATTAAGACCAGCTTGAGCGGTGGTGCCGCAGCCCCAGCCGCAACGGAGTACATCCTGACCGAGGACTCGGATGCGTTGCTGTACGAGGACAGCACGTTCATCTATCTGGAAGCTTAAGGGGTTGGTAAAATACGGTCAGTGAGCCGCCCGCCGTGTCAACCCCTGAACCACAACCAGGGTTTTGG